CGATATGGGTCCCATAGTATTTGACGCGGGCCGTAAACATTGTGCGGTCTAATAATAGTGTAGTCAAAACCATGGACATCTGCAAGTACTTCTGTCGCCTCTTCCATTGCCGTTTTAGCAATGGCATATATATCCTCCGGCATACGTCGCATATCCTCGTTAAATGGCGTTTGCTGGGCACCGTACACACTCATACTAGAACATACCACTATGCGCTTCATACCGTGGTTTATGGCCGGAACTATGAGGTTCAGGAAGGCATTGTAATTATTCTCCGTAATATGTTTGGGCATAAACTGTGATAGCCCCTCGTGAGCCCAACACGCTAAATGATACACTAATTCTGGTTCATGAGTGCGACATAATATTTCCATAGATTGAGGATGACGCATATCTGCCTGAACAAAAGTGATGTTTTTTGGGACATTATCACGTGACCCAATAGAAAGATTATCAACACCCACCACCTCATGACCTTGATTTGCTAAATATTCAGAAAGGTGGGAAGCCATAAAGCCCGCCACTCCTGTAACTAAGATTTTCATTTTTCTATTATTTTTCTATTTTCTTTCGCCTCTTCTAATAAGAACGCACATTTATTATGATGTGGTGGCTTATCTTGTAACAAGCTATCGCAAATTCTTTTTACTGGTAAACGTTTTGAACACACATAACAATGATTATGCTCATATTTCCCCCATAAATCAAATAACCTAAATTCTAAAAAAGCTAAACTACCTATCATATTGCATACTGAAACTCTTTTAAATCCTGAAGTTCTGACATCCAATCTTCAATTGGCGCACGCACTTCATCAGGGCACTCAAACCATCCACCCTTATTCCCAAACTCCAAAACGTATTCTTGAGATACCGTCTTGTCCCATCCATGAGGAGTACTTTTTGGTTTCTGCCATCCCCTAAAGTGATGACACATCCACCCAGGAATATCCATAACTCTTTGCTCTGCAATTGGGACTTCATAATCAAGAATTCCTGTAAAGAAGTGTTTTGGATTTACCGCTAAGGGGTCAATTTCTTGAGCATCTTTAAGGCCATGAGAAAAATCTCCCGTCATGTAATAGTTTATTGACTGCTTGCGAAAGTCCATTCGGTAACAGTTATATTCGGTACTGCGAATATAGTCTATGAATGCTTTAAAATCTTTCTCTGTCCAAAACATATCAGGGTCAAGCCGCAATACGATGTCACAATCCTGCATCATTTCAAGACCTTCATTATAAAGACCACAAGAAAATTCCTCTGTACTGGGAAAATTACTATCATAAACCTCTATTTCAGGAAAATAGTCCTCAAGAATAGTTTTTGATAAGTCTGATTTCTTGGCGTACCCGTGCTCTTTATAATACTGAGGAAGCGGACCTGGCTGCATAAAAACAACGTAACGGTCTAATCCCGCTTTCTTAAGCATATCGTAATGCGGCTTTATAAAAAGCTCTTGATTCCAAATTGGTGTAAGAGCCCCTATTTTTCTCATTTCTTTGCTACTGCTTTTTCTTCAACTTTCTTTGTAGCTTCTAACTTTGCTGCCTCTGCTTTTAATGCAGCTGCCTCTTCCTCATATTTCTTCTGAAGAGCTTCTTGCTGCTTGAGTTTTTTGTACTGTTCAAAATCCTCACGCTCATCCTTTGTAATCACTCCATAAAGGTCATATGCTGAAAGTTCAATTCCCTTTTCATCAAGAGCAACTACATCTCCATTCATAATAAGCACCTTTGGGTCAGTAATTTCAATCGTTTCTCCAACCTTAAGTCCTTTGTTTTCTGATGGATACCACTCTGGATTCTTTTTCTTAACTAACATATATATTCACCCCCCTAAAATTCAAATAATAATCATTTCTGCTCAACCATAGGTCTGCGGGCGACATCAAACCCAGACAAACGAAGTACTTGTTTCCAGACAGCTCCTCCATGCTCTCTAGACATAAAGCTATTTTTTACAGAAGAATCAAGCGCTGTCGATATATTCTTCAATATCTCAGAACTAATTAATAAATCCTGTATATCATTTGGCTTCTGCTCGTCATTCATATTATTCACCTCCGAATAGTGTCGGGTTATCTTGTATTACCTGATACAAAATAATTGATAAAAATTCAACCCGCTCTTCATCAAAATCTACATTCATGGCATGAAACAATTCATGAAGAAATGTTTGATTTATTGAATCATTAGTACCTTTTTTTAGACGAAATCTACACTCTTCACGATTGAGTTCACCCAATATTTCACTGTCGCCGTTTATTTCATCCACTATTTCAATAGAATATTGAGCACCGCCAATCTTTACTGTATTAGGAATTTTCATACTTTGTTTTTTCTTGTAATGTTGGTCTATCTGCAGGCCCTGACATACTACCTCTGTATCGTGTAGAGAAACGGGTTTGAGATGCGCAGGTTCGAGAACAGTAATTTACTGGTCCACGAGTTGAACGCTTAGGAACTGGTTTCCCACAAATAGGGCATCTCCCCACTTTGCTTTTTGGTTCTGAAAATTGCATATTATTTCACCTCCAGTTTTTTATCTGGATTTTGAATATTAACTTTAAATAATTCATCCCATTGTGCCGCCACATTTGTCCATGGGAAATAAGAACGGGCCCACTTAATCATATTCGGGCGAACATCTTTCTGCCATGCCTCGTCCTTTAATGCTGTAATAAGCGCCTTTTTATATTCTTCCTGCCCTTCCTCTGTTTGAATATCAACATCAATTTTAACCCCATTTTTTACCGTCTCCTGCAGAGCAGCGAAATTCGTTACAACAGGGATAGCGCCACAAGCTTGAGCCTTCATAGCTGAGATACATGATATCTCGGTAAAATCTGTTGGGTACGCCCAAATGCCAGATTTCGCTATTTCATAATGAAGCGCATTATGACCCATTCTTCCGTGATATATAGCCCCAACCTCTTTCATCTTCTTCTTAATTTCATTCTTCCATTTCATTTTTCCAGGATTATCTTTATAAATCGCATCAAATACCTCAAATCCATAGAAAACATGGAGTTCTGCATCGGGGACTTCTTTCTTAATTTCTGGCCAAATCTTCAACAAGTACACTAATCCTCGGTCTGGAGAGGACATATAAATAACTCTCTTCATATCTCCTTTCCAATCGAATCCAATTGAAGGAATGCCATTTGATGTTAGGAATACTTTCTCTTCAGGCATCTTTCTATACACCCCATTATCGTGCAAACGAAGTAGTGATTTATGATACTCTGAAAGAACCGCCACTTTATCTATTTTGTCAATTCTGTCCTTGGTATAATCAGGGTTAGCTGGAACGTCATGAAGCCACAACATAGTAAACTTTGCTTTAGGGGCAAGGTCCATGTACGCAATACTTCTCCATAAGATAAGAACGTTAAACTCATCTTTTTGATTAATCTCATACCAATCTCGATATTCTACCCCATCATAGTTTCCTGCATCTTCTCGTGGGTCGCCATATACCGTTACCTTCCAACCAAGTTTGTTGAGTTCTTGAGCCATCCAAATGACAGCTTCTTCTGAACCGCCAATACCAGACTGAATAGATTTAGGACTCCACTTCTCAAAAGCAGGGCCACAGACAATAGCAATTTCATTTTCACCCCACAGCTTCACAGGCATGTATAAATGGCGCATTTGTGCTGCAAATTGCTCCCGTTGCATATCCGGTGGAATCGCCTGGACAAGAATAGGTAGTTTACTCGTTTGATTTGTTTTTTCCAAATATTTGCCGAGATAAATAAAAGATTGAAGAGCTTTGTTGTATTCAATCAAATAATTAATTGTTTCTAGTTGTTTTAACGTTAATGGGTCTCCAGGAATGATACTAAGAATCATTTCAGCATCTTGCTTTGCATTTTCAAGCTTCTGCTCATGTAAATCAATATCAAGTGCTACTTGTAACGCCCGAAGCTTTAAATCACGCGGCATCACAACAATAGTCGTATTAGGTTCGCTAATATTTGTTGCAAGATTTAACCAGTGTTTTGCTTTTTTATAGTTCCCGACCATGCAGTAAGCCATGGCGAGGTCAACGTAATAGTTTGGAAATTCATAAGCCTCATCAATGGCATTTTGATACGCCCCAATAGCAACTTCTGGATGACCAGACATAATAGCTATTTCCCCAATACATCCCCATGCTGTTCCTCTTTCCTCTCTCCAGCCAGATGGTTCAATATATCCTTCTTCTCCTGGTTTTCCACTTCCCTCCAAGTATTCATGGAATAAATTCAAAGCAAGGTCCATATAAATCTTTCGCTCTGCAACTGGTGTTAATTTTGCTTTATCTAAGTAAGATTTAGCCAAATAAACCAATGTTCGCGGGTCTCTATGCTGTTCTCTTTGTGCCTGTTTTTCAAGAATGCGAATATTGCGCTCAAGTCCTTCAGCTTCTCGTTCATTTGTTGACAAATGTATAACGACACATTTATCTGTCCCCACTCTTAGAAGGTTTTCTTTTTTCTGCTCAATAAGGGTTTCATGAAGGTCTCCGAACCAATCCCAAGTGTGATTGTTACGAATAAATCGTTCCCGTTTATGATTAATAAGAATCTCACGAACGTTCCCCTCCTTATCTAATTCAACCTTATACCAGTAAGGGATATATACAGCTGCTTGATTATATCGCTGCATATCAGCCATGATTTCAGGAATGTTTTCAGCACCTTTTAATACGTCATCGGCATCTTGCCAATAAAAGAATATATCTTTTCCTGACGGTAGTTGTTTCATTGCGAATTGACGAGCTTCCGCAAAATTATCTGTCCATTTAAAGAAGGTTATATGAGCTCCGTACTCATGGAGTAAACGCACAAGAGGAGAGTCTTCTTCCGGCTGTACCTCGGTATATGTAATGGTTGCGTATATACCATCCATATACTCTCTTACTGAATCAATAGAACGCTTAACCATCTCTACAGGCTCATTTTCCGCGTAGATGACATTAAGATAAAGCGTATAGTTTTTTTCTTGCATACCAAAATAAAGATACTGGCGCGACTTTAAAGTCTGCTGTCCAAATATTCAGTTATTACTGTTTAATAAATTTCTTAAATTTTCCGCCTGCTTTTGGGGCAGTAGCACTGCTCTTGCTTACTTTTCGAAGACGAGCTTCATCTGCACCTGTTACAGTGTTAGTAGGCATAAGGTCATTTCCGAATGGTTGTTTTGATGTGTATGTATTCATAAATTAAAAAATCACCTCTACTCAAACCGTATTAAACTAAATCAAAAAATGTCAAGCGAAAATTACGGGGCATTTTGAAAGAAGATGATTTTATTATCACTAAGAAATTTAGAAGGAACCTTACTGAGCGTCATAACAGCCTGTTTCCACAATACTTCGTAATTAACAGAATCAGTCACGGTTGCCCCCGCGTCTGTAATAACTTTAGTTAGCCACATTGCTTCAAGTTCATTTAAGGAAGTTCTTGGAGACATCGGCTGCCCTGTTAAAAAAGTATAGAAATAACGTCGTTTGATATTGTTCAATGGCTCACGTGGCTCGGCTCCACCCGCCTTACGAACAAAATAATTTCTCTCTAATTGTTGAAGAAATGATGCTGCCATTATATTTGTCTATAATTAATAATTTTTAACCCTTTTTTATCGTTGCAAGACAGACAAAGCGGTTGTATATTACCTATATCGTTACTTCCACCCAAAGCTAAAGGAACAATATGGTCTTGCGTTAATTTATATTTACTCGCACCGCAACATAAGCATTTATTTTGATATCTTTCTTTTAAATCTTGCCACTCTTTATAAGAATGTCTTGTTCCTGTCATATACAATCTACTTCTTCGTTTCTGATTTTTCTCGTACACCAATTCTGGATGTCTTTGATAATATGTTTTACTTATTCCATTCCTCCAATTAGCTGCTTTTTTACCGACCCTTAATTTTATATTCTTTATTCTGCATTCATAAGAACATGTTTTTAGTTTTTGATTTCCCCTCCTAAGATGAAAAATATTAGAGCATATAACACATTCTCTATATTTACTATTTCTCAAACCGAAACAACGACTACTACAATATTTTCTATTTTTAACTCTTGAATTAAACTCTTTTTTACAAGTCAGGCAGTTAAATAAATAGCTCATATCTTATCAGGTATTTTAAACGCTGGATAGCGCTTTGCAAACTCTCGAAAGAAAGCTCTATCAAATGGTAAAACATCAGCCTTATACTGCGTTCGAATCATTTGCTGTAGGCTGTATGGAAAAGCTAAAGTCAGTCGTCGCTCCTGGTCTTTACCTTTCAGTGTTTGCGCGTACACTTTGTCATGCTGCATTTCACGGTATTGCTCAACATTTATCATAACTGCTTTTTCATCATCGGGGGCTCGCGCAGCCCACACTTTTAACAAACCATCAATGACATCCCACGGGTCTTTATTTTTTCTTGCCTCTACTACTTTTTCCGCAAGCTCTACATCATCTAGATTTCTAATTTTCCCGTTATCTTGAATAAATATCTTTGCCATAGTTTCTTAAAAATGGCGAACCAAGTCTTGGCAGAATCGTTCGCCTGTATCCCCTTTTGCTGTCGAGGTAGCAGAATGGAATATATCCTGCGTCTGTATAACCCCTTAGCCTTTCTCGCGCTTTCAAAGTGACATCAACCGTTCTGGTTGTAACCAGTTCGCTTAACGTCAGCCTTTTCTTCAAGCACCTCAAGAGTAAACTCTGTTACCCAGTGACCACGGTCAGCATCTCCAACTTTACCGAGTTCTTCGAACATCGGCTTGTCGTAGTAAGCAACCTTATGAAGGTCTTCACGGATACCATAGACAGTTGTAGAACCTCCTGAATTTCGCACGTCTCTGTGGTGCATGATTCGGTGTGAACCAACAGCAGAGTCGTACACAAGAATGTCCTTCGTAAGTCTCTTCTCCTGAGCGTCAATGTAACGTGTTGAGTTTCCTCCGAATCCAGCAATTGCTTGCTTGATTTTCACGGTACATAACACCATGTCAAAGATTTTGTCTGCACGAACTGCAAGATACGCATCAGCACCCATGTCGTTAAGCTCAAGTTCTGAGAACGAAGTTCCTGAGTTTCGAGCTGTTACAACAGATGTGATGAACGCATCAAGACCAGTCATCTGACGAGCGACACCTGAAGCTCCCGACGCCTTTGTTGAGTTCAACACGGCGTACTCCATTTTCATCTTCAACTGTCGAAGTCCATCAGCCTTCTGGAATGCGTATGGGTCTCCCATTGCCGCAACGTTTGCATGTCTCTCTGTTCGAGAAACCTGGATAGGTTGCTTAATAATGTGAGTTACGTTGTTTGTTCGTGATGGTTGCGTAAGGTCTGAGAATGAAGTGTCTGCACCTTCTACATCAGCCGAAACTGTTGTTGGTCGAGCAATATTATATTTCAACCATTCATGAAGGGTTCCAGTTGCTTCACTTGTACCAAAAAGCGTCATCAAAGGTGTTTCGTCTGGTGAAACATCTCCAATAACATCAAGCAAGTCCTCTCTACGAGCTGCATCCTGATAAGTGATTAATCCCCATGCCATAATTTAAATTCACCCCCTTGGCCCTCACGCGGCAATCTTTTATAACTCTGCGTGAAGGCCGTGAGGTGCTCTCCACGTCAGACTACTTGCGCATCCTTTGGAAGGATGTGCTGGGTATACTTGAGACGTTCAGCTAAGGCTCTGTCGTCACCAAATCGTGTTCTCGCTCTTAACGCTTGAATTTCTGCATCAGTTTCTTGCTGCTGCGGTTGTATTTGCGGTTGTGATGTGACTGTCGCTGAGCCCTGCTGCTTCAACTCCTGACCTGCTGCTGCAGCCTGCGCTTTTGCAGCGTCTACTTCAGCTTGTGTAGGAGTTGGGGCTTGAGATTTAGGGTTTTGCTGTCGAACGAAATCAGCTGCTTCCTTGAATGACAACGGTCTTCCTCCGTAATCATCTGGGTTGTACATCGAGTCAACAAGAGCGGCTCTGACCTCTCGGCTAAATGTAGCGTCGAACTTGGTTCCATCATTTGGATTCAGTTCTGGGTACGCTGACAATGCCTCACGGTTCTGCTTTTCAATCTCTCGTTTTTCTGCTGCCTGGATGTAATTCTGAACTGCCTGATTTGCTTTTGAAGCTTCCTGTTCTGCCTGACGAATACGAGACGCAAGTTTGTTCTGGTCAATCATCTGCTCGCCCGTGTTGGGGTCTGTAAAGATGAGGTCCGAAACATCAACTTGTGGCTGTTGTGCTGGCTGACGAGGAGTTTGTTCAACTGGTTTGAACACTTGGTTTGTTACCTGTCGTGTCTGTAACTCCTGTCTTAAAGCTTCATTTGCCTCAAACAATTTACGATTACTCTCCAAGAGCTTCTCGAACTGTTCGCGGGTTTTTTCTCGTGAAGTGTCAACTGGTGGCTGAGCCGCTGGCTGCTGTACTGGTTGTACGGGTACTGGCTGTGCTACTGGCTGAGCAACTGGTTGCTGCACGGGTTGTTGTCCCTGTTGTGTTGGGTCCATACTGTTTTATTCACCTCCTTTCATGCCTAGTATTTATCATGCCCCCTATTGCAATGGGACAAGGGTGGATGCGTGAAAAACAGGTTTCCCTATTTCTCAACTACCGAATTGTAAATTAGAGCGGAATTCTCTCCCCTTTATGGAAGAGTTTTCCTTCTCTTACTTCTAGGGCTCCAATGAGCCCAAAGTGACACTTGGTGCATTTGACTCCACCAGGGGTCGCTTTGAATTCATGGTCGCATTTCTTATCTGGACTTATTTCTTCGTGGATTATTTCGGCATCTGCCCAAAAATCACGAGACTTCATTCTGTAAAATCCATCAAACCGATTTCGTTCTATTGATTGCTCGTCGCTGGCTGGCATCGGCGGCAATATCATTGTTGGCATGTTTATTTTCCACGCGCTGCATTAATAGCAATCGCTAAAATCTGTTTTCTACTTCTTACCTTCCCGTTCGCTCCTCGCGCTTTTCCTTTCTTCTTATTATCTTTATAAAGTTCTTTGATATTTTTAGATACATTATTTCCAAGTGGCATAGTTATTTCCCCCTTTGCCCTCTTGCGGCCATCTGTTGAAACTTCTGTTTTCCGTATTTCTTTCGTCCTATATAAGCAGCTAACGCTGGAGATTTACCTGAAGCTACCATTGCAGCGAATCTTCCTCCCTGCCCCGGTCTTGCATTTTTATTTGGTTTAGCCATATTATTTTTTGCCTCTGCGATATGTAATTTGTATTCGCTTTGCACCTATAAACCATTTTGTAAAGCTAATAAGGCAATTGTCAAGAGCTATTTTGATGCCGTATGATTTAGTTTCGTTCAAGAAATCTTTTATAAAGCCTAACATTATATTTTCATTGGACCAATTTTTATTTCCCCACTCTTCTTTTTTTGATAATATTCTGCTTTTGATATCGTTGCCTGTATCCACTCTAATAGTTCTCGTGCATTATTTGCTGCATGGAAACCATTTAATTCTCTCCATTCCCATTCGGCCTTATCGGGCACATCTCGTGGGTCAATCCATGAATGAAACGCTGCGTCTTCTAATTTTCTCCGCAACACTTCAAACCCAGGAGTTCTTGTCATTTCATATAATTGCTGTCCGTCAAGAAGCTCTTTCTCTTCAGTTGGGGTTAAATTTAATTTGATTTCATCCATATTATTGAGATAACGATGCTACGGCTTTGGGAGATACGGGGCCTAACCCTTCACCACCACCACTAGCAAATGGGCTCGCTGAAGGAGCTTCTCCTCCGCTATTTGGATTCGTGCCACCTGGTATACCTGATTGAGCTCCTCCCCCCATTGCCTGCTGTAATAAACTATTAATATCTAATCCGCCTGCCCCACCACCCGGTGCGGGTGCTCCTGCAGGAGGTTGTGCTTTTTCAAAATATCTATCTGCATCATTAAAACCAAGGTCCTCAAGCCATGTAGTAAATAATTCTTTAAACTTTGGCTTAAATCCTTCTGCCGCAAGCATTTGAGCAACATTTGGATTTGTCGCAAGAAGAGATACCGCCGCCTGACGAGCTTGTCTTTTTTCATCATCTGCAGTCGAAGTCATTGATTGAACATCAATTATGATGTCATACTGCCCCTTCAAATCTTCAGGAGTAATATACAGAAGACCACTTCTTCCACCCTCGTCCATCGAAAGCTTTGATGTGAAATTCTTCTCTTTTCCTGTACCTATGTTTACCGGATACTTATATGAAGATGTTTGTGTAAAGAGTTGTGTTTCTGCATCCCCTGCGCCTTCTCCTCCATTACCAATTTCATCAATAATACGGTCTCCTGCAAAATCAACAATCTGGTCTGTATTGTCAACCACATCATCAAGTCCCTGGCCGGTGAAATATCTTAGAGCATCCCAATCAGCTATTCTCATTATATAAGCCTGCTTCTCAGGGTCTGAGAATAAGAGTAACTGATTCATCGAATACCAAAGCATGTACTGTCTTTTTATTGCCTCCGCTAAGAAAATCTGGTTATAGTTGTCTCGTGCATTACGCTGCAGCTGAAGTGCCTTAATTTCTGTGGCTGTCTTGTCTTTCTGATATGGCTGAACATTTGAAATACCAAGAGACGATTCTCCCAAGGCATTCATCATAGCGGCAACAAGCGCTGAATAAGTGTTGTTGAAATACTGGGCGGCATTGCTGCGGCTCTCTACCAATCTAAAGTCAGTCATTGGATTGTTCATTATCCAACGAGCACCCTTCCCCCATTCAAGAGTATGCTGACGTACACCAGGACCTACTGCAATAGGAGAATAAAGTTGTTGATTTATTTCATCAACATACTGACAAAGAATAGCGTTTATTGCTTTTTGTATACCTTTTATTGGTTCAATCTCTGACAAACCATATAAATCATCATCTATTGCGTAATAACGAAGCATAACAATAGGCAATTCATTATTCTTATACGGATTCGGAATATCGCGAATAATTACCTGATATTTAGGAGTAAATGTAATCCAACGATTTTTTCGATACTCAGTAATAATCTCAATTGTCTTAAACGCTCCATCTTTTCCATATGGGTCTGTTTCAAGCCCCGCAATAGTTCTATTTCGTGAAACCCAGTTTGTTGCTCTTGTATCTCCACCATCAGTCACTCCCTGAGTCGTTGTTGCTTTTTCGGTTTCTATCATGAACTTCAACTTATCTAAGTTCTTGTAGATGGGTTTTGAGTGATTTTGGTCATTGACATACTGTAAATCTTGTACAGTAACGTACTGTCGCACCTGGAACCAATTACATGATTCAATAGAAGTTGCAGTTAAGTCATGAGCAATATCACGATTATTAAGAACCTGCATTTCAGGGCCATCAAACAAGACAGTGCCATCTGGAGCGCATTCATATCTCCATTTGGTAAGAGCGAATCCCGCTCCATACTTACGAGCATTAATATCCATTAATGACCATTTTGAAATCATTGAACCACCATTTGTCGCCTGGTCCCACTGATAGTCAAGAAGTTGATTATTAATACGTGCACGAAGAGTGTCTGCTCCATCACGAGGAATAAGATTTCCTTTTGGTTTATTTGCTATAAGACGAGAAGTTTTTTCGAAGATAAAGGTAAATACACGAGGGTCAAAAAGCAGAGCATCATAAGGCCATTTGTTTTCATCAATCCAAGAACGGAACAATTCATCAGCCTCATTAAAAGAAATAGACCCAATGCGATTTCTTCCTGTCGCTCGTCTATCAGTTTCCTGAAAGCCTATTTGTTCGTGCTGGCGAACCTCTTGAAGAACAAGCTCTTCTTTCTTTTTAGAATTACTGAGGTCGCTAATTCCCGTATTATTATCTGAAGCTTTTGCCATTTTTTGCTCTTTTTTTATATAGGCCACGACTTTTTAACCACAAAAAAAACCGCTCACAACTTAAGTGTCGTTAAGCGGTTTAGTGGGCGTTGTTCGCCTCGTCTAACCTATGTAATTACACCGTACATAACTATGTCGTACTTGTCAAGTCATCTTTTGTGATGAGTACCGGCTCATTCACACGGTCAGACTCCTCTCCACGTACAAACGTCGCCTTTCCATTCTCGATAGTAATGGAAACTGTACCGTAACCATTTCCTATCGCAATATTATTTAGGGCTCTAATAACCTTAAAAATAACTAGATAATTAACCCGTGTTTGTTCTAATAAATCAAAAAGAACATACAGGTCTGGTTTAACTATTTTAAGCATCTCCCTAAATTTATATTCATTATTAGATTGCTGTTTATAGAAATCTAATTCTTCTGTTTTTTTCTTCATTGGTGAGAACAAATTACCTGCGTGCTATCTCTTAACATTAAATATTGGTCGCTCATGTCAATAAAAGTAATCCCTCGATATCTTTCCTCTCCACAGAACCGACAATACCACACATGACATGAATGACAGTATCGCCATTCATGCTGGCAACAATGCTCATGAAAATTATGATTATGAAGCATTTTTATCCACACCCCCTGTGACATCGAAGAAATTACTTATACCCTTCACTCGACCATCAGATGCATTTCTTAAGTAATTAGAGCTTGACATAGCATATAATCCTATTGCATCTCTAGCCCCTTCTTCATCAGATGCCCATTGCATAGCATTCCCTCTTGAAATGCCTATTTTTGCTGCATTATGGTACGCATCCTGATTTGCACCCATAAATACGAATGTCCAGTTACCTTCGTGCTGAAGCTTATGAATCAAATCCTTAAGACACTTCTCATCATGCTTTTTAGAGGAATTTTCTTCTCCATCAGTCATGATGGCTACCAGAACCACAGGCTTTTCGTCCTGTTCCTGTATAGACTTATGAATTGTTTCGATGGTTTCAACCGCCGCATCATACAAAGCAGTTCCACCATTAGGTACGTATGTTTTTGTTGTTAATTCCTTGACATCATGAAGGTCTGTGTTGACGTATTTCTGGATAACCTCCGTATCAAACATTGTCAGATTAAAGCTACACATTCCATGCTTATTATCTTTTTTCAAAGTCTGAATATATTCATTAAAGCCATTACGTGTTGAGCGTTCACAGCTCTGCATAGACCCAGACTTATCAAGAATAAACGCAACAACTGTTTTTACTTTTTTTTGTTTTCTCATACCGAATAAAAATTATTAAGAACCTGGGGGAGCGCTAAGGCTCCCCCGTGGCACCGACTGATGGCCTATCAGAAGGTGTGACCTGCAATACAGCGGTGTGGCCCGTTGTGACCGTCATGAAGCGAGCACATGGGCCCGTGGACAGGACAGCGTACTGTGCAGTAGTAGGACTCGGCAAAATGCCAGAGCCGCATCAGAAAGGCGTACATATGTCCTCCTAGAACCAGTGATGACCCTCAGTGCAAAAGTGCTGACAATCTTCTTCGTGCCCTGCACGAAGGTCACAGTAGCACAAATGGTGAGGGCAGTATCCGCCACAATGGCGGGCGTGGGAATTCTCCAGGCGAGGTAGCAGTGCCGACACCGCCAAGATACCACAAGCGATTAATAACGCTTCCATTGCGTCTCCTCCTAGAATTCATGCAACCCTGGCCCACACCAATGGGTCGCTGGGTGACGAGACACCTCATGTCGGCAAATGCAGTGATGCTCTTGGCATACCGCAGTGCAAAACACGTGGTGCTGCACGTTTGGCCGATGGTATGATTCCTTCGGCTGCTCTTTCAGCTTTCGGATTAACTCCTCAAGCCGAGTTGATTGTGTTGTCATGCTCTCTCCTAAAACGTGTGCCCGTGCATTTTACAGTAATGACCGCTATCGTGACCCTTCGGTCGATAACAGCGCCAGCCGTGATGCGGGCAATGCGCGGGGCAGAACGGATTCATCCGCTTCAAAACACGTATAAACCACTCCATTAATGACCTCCCTTATGCTTGCACAAAAACGCATATATAGAGCGTTGTGTTGCTCTTTATAGCGTCGACACCCTACCTGAACCAGTGACCGTGATTGCATTGATGCTTACCACGATGTTTCTGCTTGTGTGTGCAGGTGCATCCGTGGTACGGGCATCGTGCTCGGCAGTAGACAGCTTCGAAAAGTTGTCTGAGTCGTGCGTACATGGCTTCTCCTTTCTTGTTTGGGTTGGGAAACTGGCGAGGGGACGGGGTTCCCGTAGAGGGCTTTTTTGGGTAAAAGCACTGGACGGGGATACTACGTGTATAGTTCGTGTATACGATATACAGGTAGTAAGGGAAATGAAGAGGATTTGGGCGGAGAGCCCTAGTGGGGGTTTATATGAAACACTGAGTGTTTGGGGACATATATAACCTAACTGATTGTAAAAGTGCTATAGCGTACAACGTATTTCAAGTAGCCATCCCGTGGCCACGGGAGCTACGTTTTACGTTTCTACTACTGCTTCCTGCCTTACTTCAAAAGCTGTACTTCTTTCCAGATAACACGCAACTTATCTGTTACTGTCTCAAGTTCAGCGATAGCTGCGTCTACCGCTCCAGTTGATGGACGAGATGGGGGGACCACAGTCCCATCACCCACAAACAATGTTTTATAGATATCATTCGTTACGCTTGCAACTGCATCTAAAGCTTGTAACATTGTGGTTTTTGATGTTTCGGTCATATATACTCACCTCCAATCCAATATAATTTTAAATATATCATACTGCACCATTCACTGCATTAATAAGATAAAGTTGCTGCTGAAGCAATGCGTGGAACACTTGATACATTAGAACCACTTCCTGATATACCTCGCTCCATTCCTCTTATTAATTCTCGTTCTGCTGCTAAACGTCTGTTCGTAAATTCCCAAATTTCACCCACTAGCGTCGCATAAAATGGTCTTATAGTTCGTTCTAACTCACCATAAGACTCAATAAAATATCCTGTGCGGATTAAATCAAGGTATCGCTCTACTGTAAAGTTGCTACTAATAGCAAGACTTCCCCCTTCATGCTCTGCATATATAAGATATAGTTTTCTTCCTTCTTCCATATTATTTAAATCTCCACTTTTCACGCTGACGTCTCATAACCTCCGGGTCATAATCGCCAAAGTCAAGACTTGGTGTAAGTTGTTGTACCTGCCATGCCCCTGCTGTTGCCATTACAAGGTCATCTTTTTTTCCTGATTTTGCTTGAGCACGACCTTTCACAACCATAAACGCCATCATTTGTCGTATCTGCGCCTCATCATAGAGCTTTACCATGCCCTGATTTATAGCAAGTGCCATATCATCAAGCATTTTACGACGAGTCCCTTGCAGTTCTCCTCCTGTTAAATGGCCTGTTGTGACCCACCCGATGCCGCCGCGCTCTTGAGTGTTTGATGCTGAGAAGTCAACCATGCGGAATAAATCAGGATAATTTAACTGTTGGAGTACGTAGATAGTGGCCTGCCCTGTGTTTCGCTCTACCGCAAGCTTTGGCCACACATTTGTTCGGTTATAAATGTTCTTGCACATGTAATATAACTCGTATCCAAACTGTGATGATTCCATTACCTGATTCATAACGATAGGAAAATCATAGTGCTTTTTTGAACAGGCAACTGCAGCACAATAATCTTGACTTTCCGCAGGGTCTCCAAATACCACGACCTGCTCGTTTATTTCAAGTTCGCGATACTGCTTAACTGGATAATATTCACTGTGACTGCTCATAATGTCATTACATATTTTGCCGCATCCCACAAAGCATCACATAACTCAACCGCCTCAAACTTCTTAACATCTTTTGTGGAATTGTTTGCTAATACAATCATCCAATAAAGAGCTCCAGGATGCGGGTCATCGGTACACGTAATAAAAACGCCTATCACGGCATTTAGAAGTTCTATTAATTGACCTATAGAAACTAATGGAGTAGCGATATTGCATTCAGGGTATTCGCAATCACCATCACATATGAACATCCACTTTGTCCCCTTTTTAAAAGCATACTCTTGCTGATACAGCCATTGCCATAATCGTTCTTGTTGAATGCTATCGAGTTGATTAAATTGTTCTACTGTTATGTGCTGTTTCATATCCATTCTCCGTCCGGAGCAAATTTCCCTTGTCTAATTGGCGGCACTTTTGCAGCCAACATCTTACGTAATATCTCAACGTTGAAATAAGGCTCTCCTGAACTAATAAACGCCTCGTCAGGGTCACGAGGATATTCCTGCTTCCACATGCGTTCATTCGGGAAGTCTTTCTTTTTCTGATTCACCCATTCTTCACTATAAAATTCCTGCCATCCGAAAAAGCGCGGGAAATATGCGGATAATCGCTCACCTCTATCGTCAAACTGGTTGGCACGCTCCCACTCTTGCTGGTAGTAATTATCAATGCCGTTTGCTGTTGACTCGATAAAAATCATGCCTCGGCCCTGGGGGACTTGCTGAGCTGTTCCAACGACAATTTCTCGCGCAGTAATAAGCTCCGTATCTTGATAGAATGCACACTCTGAGAATAGAAGGTTTCGAGCCGTGCCTCCCCGACCTCCGACTTTAGACCCAGCGGTTCCAATATAGAATGTAGCGTTGTTTTGGGCATTTTCAATTAAGTTTCTATTATCTGATTTTAAGAAATGTTTTTGGACCGCTTCAAGCGTTGTTCCTTGCTTTTTGGCGAGGACTTTGAAGTACGAGTCGAGGTAGCTTTTGACTTTTTTGAAAAGTATATCTGTGGAATCTTTTCGATGGGAAATACAGATGGATACTGAATAAGGACGCAGTAGAAAATCAGTTGCGAATAAAGCCAAGATGAAACTTGACATACCTTCCTGACGAGCCTTAAGAACAATTTCGCGGACTCCTTCCATTTCGGAGTATGAAGTAGTAAGAATATCATAATATTTTGACTGAACTGGATTAAATCGAAAAGGAACCGGAACAAGCGTGTCCTTATCAACTATTGCAAAATTATCTTCAATAAACTTTCGGTAATTAATTTTCATCAGGTTTCTTCTCCTCTAAGACTTCTGCATCTTCTACATACTCGGAGGAAAGAGCTTTATGTGTTTGAAACACCGTTACATTTACTGCGGGATTTCCCTCTTTCGGTTTAGAAATGAAGTCTGCATACTCGGTCATTTTTAACAGACGGTCCCACCATTCCGTACCTTTCGAGGCTTTCATTTTTTCAATAGCCACGTCTAAAAAGTTTCCAAATCCATATCCCTTTTCTTCAAGAATTATTCTGGTCAACTCAGGAAGATTTCGGGCATCTTTCAAATAGGTACTTCCTAACTTCTGCGCCTTCATGCGGTCATCTATTTTAAATACCTTCATGGCCGCTTCAGTTATTTTCCCTCCATTACGAGTGTACTCATTAAGAAACTTCACAACCCGTTGCTGCTTATCAAGCGTCATTCCCCGTTTCCCACGAGGAGGACCTCCCTTATGAATATTAGCTGGATTCTTTAAACCGTTACCGAACTTGGGAAGTTCTATACGATTATCTTCCGGAACTGTATTGGTTTCTTCTTTTTTTTCTTCTTCAGTATTCATGATTGTTCTGGAATATATTCCATAATAGCGTAAACTTTTCCATTCTCTTTTATATATTGGAGCGCCCCACCAGCCCTATCTACTTTATCAAGAATATCTCGAAGCTGGTTTTCATCACTCCCTAATATTTCTTCCCGTCGTATTTCCCCTGTTTCCTGGCACTGCCACACACAGGTAGTTACACCGAACAAAACTTTCTGCAATGTGTCGGCGTCAGATATTTCTTTGTTAAATCCACGAATAGGAGGCGCATACGTTTTTGCAACAAGCTCCCAAGTTTTTTCTTCTTCGGCTACTTGTTCTGTGTCCTCTGCTTCGTTAAAAAGCCATTTAAGCATGAGTCTGTTTTTCTTTTTTCTTGTCCTTCCCCATTAACGACCGAACTGCATGTCTGATACACTCTGAACGATTATATTGATTATCGCGGCAGTATGTGTCCAACTCAGTAAGGAGTTCCTTCGGGAGAGAAATTATGATTCTTGCCATATATAGACACCGTATGCAACGAATATGAAGTTTGTCAAGTGGAAATTTTCAGGAGTTGTTGAGCAGGTGGGTTACGGAGGTATTCGAAAACCTGTTGGACAAATGCTGTGTGAAATTTAGCTAGGAGATAGGTGTTTTCGTAGTGTTCAAATAAAGGAATGATTCTAGTATTACATTCATTACAAAGTATTCCGCGTACATATTCTTTATCACATCTATGTTTGGGTTTACCTGGTTGTTCCTTATGGTCAATGTGAAGTGTGTCACCATTTGCAGGTTTACCGCACAGGTAACAACAGTTATTTGAATGTTGACGGAGTAGAGAAATTTCTTGAGGGTTTAGGCCATATGTGCGTTTATAGTGGTAGTCTGTTATTTTTCCTTTGCAACCGCCACTTAATCCATCAAGTTGACGTGAAGATAACGCCCAAAATTCCTTAGTTCTTGGGTGAAATGTATTGTGGGATTTGCACCATTTCGTTTCTCCATATAGAGCAATGGCTTCTGGACCGTACACATCACGTTTTTTGTTTATTTCTTTGTTTCGTTGTGCTAGCCGTGCCTCTGTCTGTGCTTTTCTTACTTTCGCCTCTGGAGAAGCGCGGTATTTAGCTTGCGATTGTGCTGTTTTTGCTTTCCCTTCTGGAGAAAAATAATATTGAGCCTTATATTTTGCGCAACATTCTTTACAGTGAACACGATACCCATTCACCCCTTTTTTACTCTTATGAAACTCACTCCACGCCAAGCACCTTCCACATTTAGTACATACCCTACCGTATGCCCCATACGTCCGCCCCGACTTTCTGCCCATATATACACCGTATATAACTAAGTATGGAAAAGTCAAGTGGAAATGAAGCGTCCTTTACCTGGTAAAGTACAAAACATGCGTTATCTAGATAACGTAGGTTTTATGCGTTAGGGATTATTGCAGCCAGGGCATTTTCTCTGAAGTCCTACCCGTGCTGCGCGAGTAACAGGAAGAAGATGGGTGCATTGAGACTGTGGAAATAAATGAACCCATATACGTTTTAAAAGTCTGTGCATATTATTTTCCAAATGCCTTTACTAACATTCCAACATACACTAAGGCAAACACCCCAGCCATAAACCAATTCTGAGAAACAACACAAATAATAGAAAGTACTGCAGGAATAATCAACGAAAGCACATCTATTTTGTTCATTTATTCAAAAAATACTTAATACATCGAGCTGGAGGGTGTGTTAATCCCCACATCCAGCACGGCGAGAACATATTGGCCCAAATAACAAGCCCAATAACAGCCATAGTAACGATTATTTGAAGTATCCATTCATTTTGTGCACGCATATATTTATTTTTTACTTTGTTTTACTATTGCAATATCACCTAACGTAAACCCCCGCTTCCCATCTCCGGTAAAATGAAGGGGCAAACCAGCTAGTTTTCTAATCTTTCTCTTGATTTCACGCCGTTTATTGCAAAATTCACTGTACGGAACCCATCCACCCAGCTGTTCATACCATGCAATTGCCCTTGGGACATCTAATATGAACTGATTATCTGGGTAACGCCCCTTAATTTCCACTAATTTTGCCCCATACACCAACAAAAACGCCGCGCGGTCAAGAGCATTTGTGTTTATTCTCATGCTCTGCTGCTTTTTTACTTTCTGAGTGTCATACATTTCTCTGTTGCCGACGCTCCAGCCATTTTAGGCGTTGGAATTGGAGCCGGACCAGCAACACATGAGGGTAAATACCCTGGATTCCCTCGCGCAATGAGTACAAACACCAAAAAGCCTGTAATAACACACACCGCAACTAATTTTCCCATGACTCTATTATACCAGATAAGGGGTTTATATACAAATATTTCCTATAGCCGCCTTATTCTTATCCATTAATCTCCTTTAATCTCTTCCCAACTTCTATAAGCAACGACCCAATAACATACTCGTCAGTATCCTTTAGGAAATGAAAGGGTTTATCCTCCTCTCGCACTATTTTATTTTCTGAATATACTTGCCCATTTACTTCAACAAACAAAGTGAATACGTCATTCACTCCATTCGCGTCAAGATTCTTTTTTAAGAGTATACGATAGTCACTCTTCTTATCTGCAGTAGGTAAATTATTCACCGCATCAACTAGTTGATTAACAACACTAGTCATTTCATGAATAAGTAACGAGGTATATCTCCCACGATAGGATTCAGGATACTTAAGAAAATGTGGTTCCTGTAATTTTTCAAGTCTCTTCCTTTCTTTTGCTCCACATGGCAGACATCCCTCAAAATTACTAACCCCTCCACAGTTTGGACATTGCGAATATGTGTCCATATTAAATATCGGAAATAATAACTCCGTTCTCTTTTGTTAGGTTTTCTATTTATTTATATAAGTTCTGGACTTTAAAAATTAAGTTTTAGATTATATGTTCTTAATTTTCCTACTATTTACAAAGTTAATAACACTTTCTAATGAATGTGGGTCGAACTTTTTTTGGCTCACATATACGTGAAGAGTCTCGACAGTTAGATTGGTAAGACGCGCTATATCTTTATATGTGTACTTGAACTTCTGGTCTTGTTTTCCATGTCTCCATCTATATTCTGTATATACCATAATTAAGTTATAGATTATATGTTCTTAATTGTCAATAGAAAAACCTAAAAAATTTCTGGGAAAATTTTGGAGACTTTTTAAAAGGGGGTACCTGTTTTCTGTGGAGAGGGGGTATACCCCCTAAAATATGACGCATAGGTGGCGTTATACTACCACCACAGGCCGAGGGCTTTAACCCTTTTCCCCACGGCGGGGGTAGGGTTCCTTACTACATGATGCATATATATACATATAGATACACATAGATATATTATATTATTACACGCACGCATACACCCCCACCCCCGCAGGCAGACGGATATTTATTTACTATAAGTCACGTCGTAAATTATAGATTATACGACCGTATAACTACTACTATCTATATCAATATATATCATTGATATTTTCTAAGGCCTATAGTGCGATATTTTTACCATAATATAATATATACATATCTCTCACTATATCCCAACTAATAACCTCTTAATATTTCTGATATTTTTTCACGTCTATTTTTTCAATTTTAATCATTTCCGGCCCGTCCTGACGCAATAAATAAAAATACTCTTGACAAAAATAAGCGCTTATTATATACTGCTTTTTGGATAGAATAAAAAATCAATAAAAGTTTCATGTAAAACACGATACTACTAAATAGCACTTGATGTTGTTTGTAATATATCGTATCACTTTTACATACTTTTATATAGTTATTAAAAGTTAAAAACTATAAAAAAATGAACCTATTAAAGGCATTTTTCCTAGTTTTCATGTCATTAGTAGACCCTGTAACTAATGACGAAGTAAGCGGCATTAAACGGGGATTTTAATTATTATTTTAATTATTTACCTATGGTAAACGAAAAAAAGCAGGCTCTAGCCCTCTACTTGCAAACAAAAGAAGAAATAAAAGTATCTGGTTATGACAAAAATGTACTAGAAGCCGAAGGCGGTGAATACTTAGTACTTACCGACGAAGAGGCCGACGAACGCGCAAAAGAAGATATACTAAACCTAGTATGGGCTTTCAACGCTGATTTTATCATTGAGCATTCTAAAGCTCTGGACTATGATGACGCAAGCAAGAGAGTTGTAAGCGCAATAGCTAATCAATGCGAATCCGGCAATGAAGCTATGAAAAAACTTATAGATGACTTAGACGAGTTTGTCGAAGACGCTATCAGCGCGGACGGTCGCGGACACTTTTTAGCAAGCTATGACGGGAACGAAGGGGAGCAAAAAGTTAATAAAACCGATTATTATATATATCGCATTAATTAAGACCTATGAAAACAAAAGAAAAATTAAATGCTTACAAAATCAAGTATATAGATGGTAGTTATGAGATAGTTTGCGCTAAAAATAGCCTAGAAGTGATTAAAAAATATGACTTAGCAACGGCTAAACATATTAATACAAGAATCATTGAGCTAGAAGGCGAACAAAAATCTATAGCCTTAGCAAATTGGGAACAGTTCTAATAAATTAATAATTATCGCTAATTATTCACTATGAGAAAATATACTATCTATCGTTTCTATGCGAAAGAAGGAAAGAAAGCAAAGGTTATTAAGACGGGAGTTAGTTTAAAAGAAGCAAGAGAACATTGTAATAGAGAGGATACGCATAAGGTTGGGAAGTGGTTTGATGGATACCAGCGGGAAGATTGATTATAGTAAGTTGGTATAGGCCTATATGCCCTAATACATTAGAGCATATAGACAAGTTACTAAATTAACTATAAGTATATGAAAGTATACAAGGCAACAAAACAGGGTACTATTCAGATGGAGAACGACGAACAATTAAAAGCCAGAAAGGAGGCGAAATAATCATGAAAGTAATAGCCGAAGCAATAAATCAATCAAAGCGGGAAGCATTAGACTACTATGGCGGGAATATTGAGGACGCTAACGACATGCTTATGGGTATTGAAATGGTAGTCAATAATATCTGCAAATTCATAGGACCAGAAGAGGCGGAACAGTTACGGAATGAGATTAAAAAATGCGCTTGACATTTATAAAATAAGCGCTTATTATTAAATTGGATAGAACATAAAAGCATATGACTAGAATAGAGGCGAAAGTTAAAAAAACTAAGCTAGGATATCGCGGATATATTGTTGCTCTTGAAGGAAGTGTAAAGTTATGGACACAATCAACAAATATACAGCGATTAAATGAGAGAGATGCAAGAGAGGACGCGGAACATATGAAAGGCGATATTATGAGAGCGAATCGGATATAAATACATATTTTTTACACATATGTGTATACACTGGCGGCGAAATAAACAACACAAAATATATAGTGAATACGGGGATGTTACCACATATGAAGAAGTAACAGAAGAAGAATGGGACAGGCTAGGGGAACGGTCTAGAAGTATCCTGACAGATAGCGAACATGGGGCAATATTAGTAAAAAAAATAAGAGAAGGAGGTGAAAATAATGGATAATGACAAGCTGGAAAATGTTGACGATATTAACTGTGATGATTTGATGGGGTTTATGCCTGAATATGATGAAGTCGAAGGTGAATTAACAGAGCAAGACATTGATAACATGATAGTCGAATATAAGGCGGAAGGCCTATATTATTGATTGTGTCTTGTGTCGGCTTGTGACAATTGGATATGTGACAAGCCGGACAGAAGATATAATATATCTTTTAGTTTTGTCCTTGCAATATAATTATAAGTATGATATAATATTGAAGGATAGAACGTGTTAAAACTTTAATTATTTACCTATGGTAAAAGAATATAAAGGCTATACTATAGCCATAGAACAGGACGTAGATTCAGAGAGTCCGCGCGATTGGGATAATTTAGGAACAATAGTATACAGACATCGTGATTATAAACTGGGAGACAAAGAAATTCCAGAATACTACATAAACAATAATGGAGATAGTATAGCTATTTCAACACTTGAAGACGTTAAATGGTGGATTGACAACGAATATGGAAAAGTAGCTGTAATATTACCTCTTAAGATATATGAACATAGTGGAATCACTATGTATATAGGTGATACACACGACAGATGGGATGGTAGTGCTGTGGGCTATATTTTTGTGACTAAAGAAACGGTAAGAAAAGAATATAACGTAAAACGTGTCTCAAAAAAACTACTACAAAAAATAGAAAATATTTTGAGACAAGAAGTAAAAACATATGACCAATATCTACGCGGTGACGTGTATTACTATTGTGTCACGGACGAGAACAATAAACAAATAGACAGTTGTGGTGGGTTTTACGACTATAACTACATGTTAGAAACCGCACATGAAGCGATTGATTGTCATATTAAAGAACTAGAGCGGCAAAAAGAAGAAAAACTAAAAGCTTACATTAAAAATTCAGTCCCACTACAATATCGGACATTTTAACCTATGAAAAAAACATTATTGGATAAATATGAAAAAATGGAGATTGATATACAAGGTAATTGGTATGCTCCAGCCAGATATTTACGAGAATTAAAAAACGTAGTACAAGCCGATTATATAGAGCAATGTTCAAGCGCGGGTGATTGGACAGGATTTTTTATAGTTAAATATAAAAATAACTATTATCTCTATATATTCTCTCAAGAAAATAATTATCCCTCATCTGGATTTACGTTACGAACAGGAAAATATGCAGCGTCAAGTGAACATATGTTTACAGAAGAAGAAGTTTATCAAATTATCACCGATTACTAACATATGCAATACAATCAATTGAGAGTTAAAAAAGTAAACCAGAAGTATAGAAATACCATTAAAAGAATTAATAACTCAATAAAAGTGTCAAAAAAAAGAAAATAACCCCGCTTTTTGTGAAATTATCGCAAAAAATGGCTTTATTATTATAATTTTACTTATAATCCTATGGATTACACAACAGCAGTAAAAACGCTCAACGGGCGAAAAAGTAAGAAATTGAAGGGGAACACATACCTACATAAATTAGAGGATAATAAAATAGGGCTCCTCTACCATAAGACCTATATTATAAACTATTATCCAAAGTATTGTCAACTATACACGGGAGGATGGAATACTCTGACAACCAGAGATAGACTTAGAACCTATGGACCTGTAAATGTTACAACAAAAAATAATATCCTATATATCGGAAATTATAACCCACAAGTAAACACCCCATTATTTTATGAAGGAATTAAAATGGGGTACGACGGTCGAATTCTTTCAAAAATAAAAACAGGTGAAGAAGTGCGAAAAAGAATACAGAAATTAAAAAAACGAGTTAATACATACCTAGATTTAGTAGAGCGGGAAATTAAAAAGGGGAAAGTGACTATTCCAAGCGGTGGGGATTGTTGGTTTTGTCTTGGTATTATGCCAGAAAATAATATGGAACACTTGTTACGACACATGAAAGATAAATATGTTGTTCCAAGTCTTATTGTAAATGCATGCCGTGAATCTGGTTATAAAGACTTCCAATTACCCTTTATATTAGGGGTGCGCGACGACTACATTACAGAAGTAAACTGGAATCTTAAAAACATGATAAGGCGTTACATGCTAAAAAGACTTATTCCAAAGCAATAATTATAAATTAATCCTTACTTGTATGATAGTAACTACCGATAATTGAAGATATAGGAGGCGGTAGATGCTTCAAAAAAAATATGGTATTTGATGAGGTATATAATCCTGAATTGTTAAAAATTATTAATGAGATTGAATCATGAAAAAAATACTTCATTCTACTATTGAATTAACCTGGCAATCATTTTGGTTAGCTTTCGGCGCTGTTTTCGGCTTTTTTACCGCTTATGTTTTCCTGTTACTCATTATTAATATTACTAAATAATCATGAATAAAGAAAATATTGCTGCTCAGGTACAAAAATTACTGGTCCAACAGTATGGATTTATGAACACACAAACAACCTATTGCGACGGATACACGGTTGTAACAGCCGACACACCAGAGAAAAAGCATATTCGTGTTGTTATTCAGGTATTCGATAAGCCTTGAATTATCGCTTATTTTATGGTAAAATAGTTAATGGATAGAACATTAAAAACATTTAAACATAATCATATGAAAGAAAAAAATGATGTATGGGAAGTAACCATTAAATGCAGTGTTTTTGCAGGTGATATGTCACGAGATGAAGTTATAGCAACGGCCCAAAAACAGTTAGAAAACCTATTTGATGGAAGTGATTTTATAGGGGTAAGTGTAGAAGATGCAAAAAGGGATGAGTGACATACACCCATTATAAATACATACTTTTTACACACATGAACAAAGTGAAATTAATTAAGTATCGCGGTGAATTCCTTACTCTGGCAAATTATAAGGAACCTCTAAGGCCCGTAGAAAATGGATACGGATATTATGGGGCTCTCTTATCAACTACAGATGGGGAGCGTATACAATGTCATGTGTGTGGTGGACTGTATAGTAGTGTGGGGGCGCATGCCCGACAAAAACATAAATTACCTGCAAAAGAATATAAACAGAAATATATGCTGGCATACAATACAGCGCTTATTTCTGAAAACGAACGAGAAGAACTCAAACAAAGAACTATTAACTGGCAAAATAGCCTCACCCCTAAAGAACGATTGGAACTAAAGAAAAAAGCAAGGAAAGCCGCTAAAAAGATACTAGCATCCCTATCTAAACAAGAAAAATATGCACTTATGTCTCATCCTCATCAATTGGAAACAAAAAATAAGCGGGGGACATGCCCTGACCAATTACTTGAAAAAATAAAAGAAGCTACACGTTATTTTAAACGAACCCCAAGTAGTAAAGAATTTGTTGAATATTGTGGGACACAACGATATAAATATCTGATTTTTAAAGTATTCGGGTCTTGGAATAATGCTCTTCATATGCTAAATATGGAGCCTAAAAAACGAGATGAGAGGGGCCGAGACCGATTCTATACAGATGAAGAACTATTGGAATATTTAGCTAATTTTGCACGAGAACATAAAAAAATTCCGACTGCTACCGACTTCAAACGAGGTGTTTTGCCCAATTTTGACACGTACACGCGCCATTTTGGAAATATTGAAGAGGCCCGACAATTAGCAGGAGTTTATACCATACTTGGAGAATAAATTATTATTTTTACTATCTTATGAAAATAACCGGCCATTGGGATACTCGTCAAATAAGACTTGACGGAAAACTGTTGTCAAGTGAACAAAGTAGAAAAATACGTAACCATAGTCCTGATGGATTTAATTGGTCGTATGCGGGCAGCGGCCCATCTCAGCTGGCTTTA